CAGTAAACATAAATAATTTTATTGGTGTATACGATAACTATATTACTAAAGAAGACTGTAATAAAGCTATTAAATTATATGAAGACGAAAATAGTTTTAATCGAACTATGAATAGAATAGGTTCGGAAAAAAGTTCAATATTACATAAACAAGATCAACAATATTTTGCAGGACCCTACAATATGAATATATGGTGGGAAGAATTAAAACCAATGATGATTAATTATGATATAGCCTGGAATCATTATATAAAAAATACAGGAGCAGATGATGCTTATGGAGAGCCTTTTCACTTTACTAATTTAAAAATTCAAAAAACCTTACCTACAGAAGGCTATCATGTTTGGCACATAGAACATAATAAAGGTTTTGAAAACGAACCTAGAGCTTTTGTATTCTCTATTTATTTAAACGATGTTGAAGAAGGTGGTGAAACAGAATTTTTACATTTTTCAAAAAGAGTAAAACCTAAAACAGGTAGAATAGTTATTTGGCCTGCTGCTTTTCCATATTTACACAGAGGAAACCCACCTCTATCAGGTGAAAAATATATCTTAACATCTTGGATGATGTTGAGATGATTAATATCAATCAATTATTTTTAAAAAATTTAAAATTTAAATCTCCACATATCGTAGAAGATAAAATTAATAATTTAGAGATAACACTAAATAATGAAAATACATTTGAATTAAAAATAGATAAAGTTTGTTGGTCAAAACATGATTTAAATTATCTTTATTCAGTTATGGAAATATATTCACACTATGTGTTAGCAGAAGGAAATGTTATTTGTACAGGGTTAGGGTTTGCTTTACGCGAAAATTGGTTACTTTCAAATAATAAAGTTAAAAAAATTTCATGTATTGAAAATTGTAAAGAACTTATTGAATATCATAATAAACATAATCCCATGTTAATGAAAGAAATAAAAATAATAAATGAAGACGCTGAAAAATATGTTGGTGAATGTGATACATTACTACTTGATCATTATGAAGAAGGAACAGAAGATTTTGTTTTAGATACAGTTGAAAAAGTTGCAAAAAATATTAAACATAAAAAACTATGGTTTTGGAAAATTGAACCTATGTTGTGGAATAATTATATAACGTATTCAAACTTACGTAAAAGATTTCCTACTTTACCTGATTTAAATGAAACACAGATAAGACATTTTATAACAATTTATTTTCATGGATAATTTTGATTCCAAGATAACTGATTTAAAATTTCATATTAATAAACTGGTTCCAGAAAATATGTGTAAATATTTTATAAATTTTTATGAAGATAATGCTAAATATTCTTTTGTAGAAACTAGCTATAAATATAAAACTAATAAAATAGAAAGTGATAATTTTAGATGCATCAATATAACAGAATTATCCTTACAAAATAAAAATTTTATAGAACCTTTAAGATTAGCTAAAACATTTATAAGCATAATGATAACTAATTATGTTTTACATATTCAAAAAAATATCTGCCCTACCTTTAATAGTTTACATATATGTAGGTCCAGTAACATACGACTTTTAAAATACGAAAAAGGTCAATTTATAAAAGACCATAGTGATGTAGCAGGTGATTTTAGAGCTTCTTGTACTTTAAATTTAAACGAAGATTATGAAGGAGGTGAGTTTAGATTTTTTGATGGGCGAGTAAAACATTCTTTTAAAACAGGAGATGCTATGATATTTCCAGCAGAACCTATTTGGATTCATGGAACTGAACCTATTAAAAAAGGAACTAGATATGCAATCAATTGTTTTTTACATACATGAAATTAGTATATCAAATACCAAATAAATTATACTACATCCAAAATTTTTTAGATCATTCTACTTATAAAAAAATTCACAGTGATGTTTTTAAAAGTAAATTAGTTTTTTTAAAATCTACTAAAGAAGATTGGGAAAAAGACTTAAAACACGGACATAAAAATTTTGTAGAAAGAGCAGATTTAAAAACAAATTATTGGCCTTTAAAAAAAATTAAAATACTTTTAGAAAATAACTTTTTTCATAGAATTAAAGTTAAAAATTTTAATCCTATGATTCATTCAATGAATGATGGATGTGGTATAAATTGGCATGATGATGGCGATTATAAATATGGAATTACTTATTATATAAATCGTAGATGGAATCCTTTTTTTGGAGGTGAATTTCTTTTTAGAAGTGAAAACTCAAATGGATTTATACCTATAGTTGGTAACTCTTTAGTTATAGTAAAAGCACCTTTAGAACATAAAGTGAGTCATGTATTAAATCCGTTGATTCCTAGAAAAACTATACAGATTTTTATTAAAAATTAAGTTTTAATTATATAAACGATTGTTAGATAAGGTTGGATAACAGAAGTTGCATCACCTGTAAAGTTAGCACTCATGTTATGAGAATGTCCTTGACCACTTCCAGCATTCCCCGTGTTAGGCTTATAGGGACTTCCTTGTCTATATGGGTTGTAGGTAGCTCGTCTATTATGTGGACTTGGACCACTTGGAGTAGTAGCTGAGCTATGTGAGTGAGATGCAAGTTGTGCTGTTGATAAACTTGCGTTAGCGGTTGAGCCACCAACATTTCCAGTGCTTGTCACCGTGTTTGCTCCACCAGTTGATGCCACAGCTTTAGTTCCAGATTTTCCAACAGTTACGTTATCTTGTAAATTAGGCACATTAAAAGTTGTTGAGCCATTTCCAGCTCCGTAAGTTGTTCCTACAATTGCAAATAATGCAGAATAAGTAGACCTTGAAACTGCCGCTCCATTACATTCTAAGAAACCAGATGGTACAGAAGAATCAGACCATGGTATAATAGTTGCTGTTGGAATACCTTCAATACCTGTAAGGTTTCCTCCAGTAAAATCATATTTTGTTGCTTCATAGTTTGCCATGTTTTTCCTATGTTTTAATTATATATAAAACTGTTAAATAAGGTTGTACAACAGAAGTCGCATCACCTGTAAAGTTAGCACTCATATTATGAGAATGCGCTGAACCACTGCCAGAATTACCTGTGTTATTTGAAACTCCTCTTGCTTGAGTCCCTTCTTGGCAGGGGGTAAAATTACAACTACCACTATGTGAGTGAGATGCAAGTTGTGCTGTAGTTAAACTAGCATTAGCGGTTGAGCCAGCGATATTTCCAGTAGCTGCTACAGTGTTTGCTCCACCAGTTGAAGCTAAATTTTTTGTACCTGATTTACTAACGGCTACATTATCTTGTAGGTCAGGTACTGCAAAAGTTGTAGAACCATTACCCGCTCCGTAAGTTGTACCTATAACTGCAAATAATGCAGCGTAAGTAGATCTTGAAACTGCAGCGCCATTACATTCTAAAAAACCAGATGGAGCAGAAGAATCTGACCATGGAATAATAGTTGCTGTTGGAATACCTTCAATGTCTGTAAGGTTAGCTCCGTCAAAATTATATTTAGTTGCTTCGTAGTTTGCCATATTAAGTTTTTATTATATAAGTTATTGTTAAATAAGGTTGAATAACAGAAGTTGCATCACCTGTAAAGTTAGCACTCATGTTATGAGAATGTCCTTGACCACTTCCAGTGCTACCTGAGGTAGCTGCAAAAGGAGTATAAATACTAGCTGTCTGAACCATATTTCCATTAGGGAAAGATGCTGAACTATGAGAGTGACTAGCAAGTTGTGCTGTTGATAAACTAGCATTAGCAGTTGAGCCGCCAACGTTTCCAGTTTTAGACACAGTATTTGCTCCACCTGAAGATCCTACCGCTTTAGTTCCAGATTTTCCTACAGGAACGTTATCTTGAAAATCAGGTACGTTAAAAGTTGTTGAACCATTTCCAGAGCCGTAAGTTGTACCTACGATTGCAAACAATGCAGCGTAAGTAGATCTTGAAACTGCAGACCCATTACATTCTAAATATCCGGATGGTATAGAAGTGTCAGACCAAGGTATGATTGTAGCAGTTGGAATACCTTCGATGCCTGTAAGATTAGCACCATCATAATCGTATCTAGTTGCTTCGTAGTTTGCCATTTATCCTCCTAAGAAGAATAAGACGTAGGCCTTGCACCTAATCTAGCAGTTTTCTCGTCAGAAGTTTCATCTCTATATGTCTCTGAACCTTCAGGGTCTTCAACTTCCAAAGTATCTTCATCCCAATCACTTTGTAATTGAGCTAAGTGTGCTGAATCCCATCTACTGCTAAATTGACTTATGTCTCCTAAATTTGCGTCTTCCCAGCTACAGTGAGGTGTGGTATCTCTATGTTCTACTTCATCAGAAGTAACTGAAGTTCCATATTGTACAGCCCAAATGTTTGACCATTTGCTATCTGCCCAAAAAGCATCATCATCAATGTCGTATCCAACGCCTTCACTAGCACCTTCTGCATAATTTTTGATTATTTTTTTGTCATCAAATATTATTGTCCAATTTCCTCTAGCTGCCATATCTTATTTCTCCCTATAAGTCCAACCTGTTGTAGCGTCTCCAGAATAAACTAAACTAAAACCAGCGCCTTGTGTGTTAACAACAAGATCGGCTGCTGCATTAGCTATGTTAGAACTGTTTCTGCCTACAGTTAGAGCGTTTGTGTTAAAATCATATCCTTGGTCTATGAATGATACTTCATCTCCCGTGCTTGGCGATGCTGGTAGCGTAACCGTTACAGCTCCACCATTCGTGTTTACTAAAAGTTGAGCACCAGCTTGAACTGTTTCTGCTGCTGTAATCGCTCTCCAGTTTCTTTGTTCAGATAATTTTACAATGTTTGTACCATCAGAATATAATACATAGTTATTTCCTTCACATAAAAGAACACCTGTTCCTCCTGCTGTTTTAAAAGTTAAAGTATATCCTGCATGGTTACATGCATTTTGAACATGATAAACTTTTTCAATTCCATCTGGAATACTTACTGTTCTGTTTGCTGCTAAAGTTCCTGTTAAT